GGTCAGGTGGAAGATGCCCCAAGTCTGAATGTCGGAGTAGTCAGCTTTGGCTTTGGTGGAGAAGGCCGTGTCTAAGGTCTGAATTATTTCGTCACATTCGGGCGGATCGTCTTCATCCCAGTCCTGAAAGTCATCCTTGTTGAAGACGTTGCCATCCTCGCCGGTCGGGGTCTGCATATACAGGGCGCCCCAGTCTCCCCTGTTAAGACCTTCGCGGGTAGCGATAAGGTCATCCATGGTGATAAACTCAGGCCAGTAGCTTTCGTTCTCTGGTAGCATTAGGTAGTCGGCGGCAGGCTTGTCAAGGATGGCTGGGATGGCTATGAGTTCCCACTGATCGACGCGCGCATTGCGGGCGGACTTGTCTAGGAGGAAGCCGCTCAAATCACGCACGTGCCAACGCGTATTGACAAGGATGATACGGGAATCAGGCAGCTTACGAGACCGGAAGCCGGGGCCATACCAGTTGTTGACCCGCTCGCGTTCAGTGTCAGATTTGGCAGTTTGTTCCGAGAGGGGGTCATCAAGAATGCCCAAGTTGAAGCGGTAACCGGCGATGGACTTGCCCGCACCGGCTGGCATAAAAGACCCGCCTGTCACGAGCTTCCAGCCCGTAACGCCAGACATGTCGTCGCGGATGTGGACACCGGGGAAGATTTCTTGGTATTCGGTGGAACGGAGGAGATCGCGGATTCGGCCCGAGCATTCCACTGCTTTGTCGGTAGTGTGCGAAATCCACATGATACGCCAGTTGGGGTGACGACCCAGACACCATGCAGTGTACAACATCAGGAGGACCGACTTCATGGAACCCGGCGGTAGCGCCAGCATCAAGCGGTCAACAAGACCCCTGTCAACTTCCTGAAGGGTAGCAGCAATAGCTTCAATGTGACGCCCGTCACGGTATTCGTTCCCATCGAGCATTAGGGAGGCGAGGAGCTTGACGAACACATAGAAGTCTTCTTGCGCCTCCAGTACCGCTTTTTGGTGGAGGGCGTCAGCCAGTTCGGCTTTTAGTTGGAGAAGCTTTACGTCTTTAGTGGATGCGGAGTTTTCGCTCAATGTCGGGCTCTGCTTCCTTGAGGATGGCGGTCAGTTCGCTAATGCGCGTATCCAGTTCCTCTTTAGAGTGGATGGTGCGGTGCGTGATTTCTTTCTTCTCGACAAACATGCCCAGGTACTTGGCGAGGTTTTCCATGGCTCGGTTGGCGTTGGTGAAGTCGCCTGAGCCTAGGGCTTGTGTGGCAATGTCGTTGAACCAGCGAACGACATCTTCTACGTTGATTTTCATACGGGCTTTCTCCTCGATCTCGAAGGCAGTGACTAGGTCATTGAAGTGTGGAAAGGCCAGATTCTTGTTAGCCATGGCCAGCAGGACTGCGGGATTGACGGTATCGTAACCTGCAAGACGCATGGCGCCACATTTGTTGGAACGGCCATTCAGGGCATATTGACGGGCAAACTCAACTTGCTTAGGGGTTAGCTTTCTAATCTTGTTGATCTTGTCCCAAGAAGCTTGCCACGTTTCGCGCAGATGGTCCTTCAGGTTACGGATAGCTTTGACGTTTTCAGCGCGAATACCGTGCCCAGGCTTGTGGATGTTCATGGTTTTGAGTTCGCGCTTGTGCTTGGCCACTCGATCCTTTTGAGAAGGGGGGTTGCCATTACGTTCCCGCGCAGTCTTCTTTAGTGTGTCGTAATATGCGGGTAGTTTCTTGGTGCTGATTTTGGGAACGTATGGCTCGTCGATCATGTGGGTGCAGGTTCCTCGTCATCTTGACGAACGATGGAAATGCGCGAGCGACCCTTCTGTTCGGCGGCGCTAGAGCGACCTGCATTGAAGATACGCAGACCTTGACGTTCTAGGGCCGGGCGAATACGCTTGAGTTCCGCAGCAAAGCTGTGGGAGGTCTGAGGTAGGCGCTCGCGGGGGCCGATGTTCATTTCCAACTGTCCAATCAAATCCGAATAGGTTCCTGAGAACTCCTTTTGTTTTGCCATCATGCGTATCAGAGCAGATGCCATGCCGTTAAATTCAAGCATTTGGCTTTCAGCGGCGGAGCGGTTATTCTTATAGACTTCCATAAGACGACCCGGCACCCAGCCAAAAGCTTCCTCGGCGGCAACGGCCCACACTGCGAATGCAGACATGCGTGGCTTTTCAGCCAGGACCACATTACCATAGTTTTGCACAGCTTTCAATGCTGCATTCATCAGGGAGCCTAGTAGTCGTGGATGGTCGATGTGGAAGTTGTCCCAGTATTCAGAATCATCACGGCGTAGGCGCGGGTCAATGCGGGGCAGGTGAACGTGGATGGAGCGATCCACCAAGTCACCACGCTCGACTACGTCAGGGATACCGTTCATGGCCACGGGCCTACACACGCGGACGGCAGACTCTTCGGCGTTGGTGTAGAGGGCACGACCGCCTTGAGCCCCGGTGCCGGTGCTGATGACGCAAAGGGCATCGGACATCTTGTTGCTAATGTAGGATACGTTGTCGAAAGCCAAGATGAAAGAGTTGCGTACCATGGCCTGAAGGTCGCGTTGGTCTTCAGGTGGAGTACGCATGTCGAGGGCATGAGGGTCAATGATGCGGCGCATCAGGCGCAGAACGGTGGACTTGCCCGAGCCTTGTTCGCCTGAGATGGTCAGGACAGGGTAGGGGCCCTCCGGACGCAGGCAGCCGAGAAGCCAGGCGGTTAGCAACATCAGGGTGTCGTCGTCGGACGCGATGTACTTGCGAAGCAGGGTCGGGAACTCAGATGGGGGTGCGTCGAAGTCAGGCTCGATCAAGGGCAGAACGCCAGCACCACGCAGCATACGGATGTGGGTAGGGCCACCCTTCACAAGTTCGATGCCGGTCGGTGTGATGCGCCAAGCGTCGTTTGCGTCGTTGCCCGTATCAATGTAGAGTTCGCCGATGCGCCCGCCTACGCGAATGAAGTCCTTGAGTTTGGGACCCCGAGTGCGGGTCCAGTGCGCGAAGTAGGTTTGGGCGGAATTGACAAGATCGCCGTTAGGCACCAAGCTGATTTGATCGACGCAGAAGGTAGAAAACCAGCCACGGAAGTCACAGTTGCCAACAGGGGCTATGGCCATGGTACGGCGAATGCCAAGTTCAGTGTAGTCCAAGAAGAGACGTCCATCTTCGGTGGTCCACGGGGTCAGTTGGGCTTTTGCGTCATTGAGAAGTTGGACGCGGTTCACTTTGTCAGACATGTAAGGCTCCTTGTTAAGAAGCGCATACTAGCCTAGGTGAGAAAGGTACGCAAGTAGATTCTCACTCGCTCACTCGATGATGCGGTAATTGGTGTTGGTTAGGATGGCAAGGATCGAAACGAGAACCGCATTGATAGATGTGATAGCAGCGGAGTTAGTGACGCCGGTAGCGGATACAGCACTGACTCGGATTTCAAGAACCGATACGACGTTGTTGGTAGAAGTGATAGCAGCGGAGTTGGTTGTGCCAGTAGCGGAAGCCGCGCTGACCCGAATTTCAAGAGCTGAGACGACATTGTTGGTGGATGTTAGGGCCGCCGAAACGTCATTGACTTGGATTTGAAGCGCCGATACAGAAGCTGATACCGCAGCTACGCGCACAGTAAGGGTAGACACAAGAACCGATACTGCGTTGACTTGGGACTGGATTACGGACGCTTGAGCCGAAACGGTACTAACGCGGATTTCTAGGGCAGAAACAACGTTGTTGACAGAAGTGATAGCAACAGCGTTGACTGAGGTAACGGCACTGACGGCAGTAAGGCGGATGTCAAGGGCCGAGACGACTGCGTTGATGGAAGTGACAGCGGCTATGTTTGTGGATACCACAATTGACAGGTTGCTAACGCGAACTTCTAAGGCTGCGATAGCGGAAGTGTCGATGGTAGCGAGGACTGAATTGATGGCGGAAATGGATGCTTGTACTTGAACCATTTGGCCGTTAAGAACAGATACCGAGGCAGATACGTTGGTAAGGCGGATGTCGAGAGCGGACACCAAAGCGGACACATTGGCGATTACCGCATTGGCTGAAACGATGGCAGCGGAAGCATTGCTGACGCGGATTTCTAAGACGGATACTACGTTGTTGGTCGAAGTGAGGGCAGCAGAAACGGCATTAACTTGGATTTGTAAAGCGGACACCGAAGCGGACACCGAAGCAACGCGGGTGTCGAGGGCGGATACGACAGCGTTGGTAGAGGTAATGGAAGCTGCATTGGCAGAAACCGCAGCCGACACCGTACTGACGCGAACTTCTAGCGTAGACACTACAGCATTGGTAGAAGTTAGAGCCGCCGATACTGCGTCGACTTGTATCTGCAAGACCGATACTGACGCTGATACCGCAGCGACACGTGTATCCAATGTAGATACTACGACGTTAGTAGAGGTAATCGCCGCAGCATTAGATGATACTTGGGCTGATACTTGATCTAAGCGAACCGATACGGTAGCAATGTCGGAGCTGAGAATGCTGGTAGCGAAGATAGCAAGCGTGGAAACAAAGGTTTGGACAGTGCCGCCGTTCTGGACAATCGGAACTAACTCGGGTCCTGTAAGCGGCCCGGCTGTCGTAAGTTCCGAAATCTTTTGAGCCGTCGCCATCCTAGCTCCTAGCTCCTAGCTAACCAACAAATAGTATCAGGCTGCCCAAGGCAGTGGGGGCGTCACCACGGGCGGATTGATTTGCGCCTCAATCTGAGCCGCCACATTGGCCTCAAGCGAAATCACCTGATCCTGGCCAAGCGCATCCTGCACCCAGCCAATGACTTGATCCTGCGTCAGATCGGCATACGGCGTGAACGGGGAACCCGCCGTGTAGGTCAGGCCAACCGTACTGTAGACAGTGCCGCTGTACTGGCCGTCAGTGCCGTTCAGGCGCCAATGCACGGTGATGACCACATCGGTCTGGCCATCTTCTTGCGGCTTGCAATTCATCGCTTCGATGACCCAGACGTATACATTAGCCATTTTCTGTCTCCGTGCTTTGCGCCTGTGCCTGAGCCTGGGTGCGGATTTTCTCTACAAGCTCAAAGACCTGCGCGTATGGCGCATTGCCCAACGCTTGCAGGATCATGTTGATCTCGTTGATGGTGAGTTCGAGTTTCATTGTTTCCCTTCCAATACGGCAACTTTAGCCGACAATTCTTGAATGGCCGCAACAAGGTGAACGACGATCTTGCTGTAATCAACGCCTTGAGACTTGATGCTGCCATCTTTGTTAATGGCGTCTTTTTCGCCGGTTACAGCGAGCGGAATATGTTCCGCCAATTCATGCGCGATAAAGCCTTCGCCCTTTGATTTATCAATAATCCAATCATAAGAAATTGGCTTTAAGGCGGCAATGGTAGCTAATCCACTATTTAACGGCGCAACATTCTCCTTCATCCGATAATCGGAAGACGTGTTGTATGAGACAGAAGATGTTGCCTGAAATATATTCCCCGCTTGTCCCCCTGTACTATTAAAAAATAAAATAGCAGCACCGCTGTATGATTCTGATGTTGAGCGTGTAGCAATCCCCTGCTGTGCGTTAGGGTTCCAAGAAACATTAAATCGACCATCTGCTGCGGTCGTCCCCACAGACAAATTGCCGCTGCTGTCGATGCGCGCGCGTTCGGTTGCTGACGTAAAAAACGCAATTGGCGCCGCCTCTTGCGTAACCATTTGAAGCGCGCCGGTTCCTCTGTGTTCAATATTGCTGGCGGCATTTGCGCCGCTATTATTACGAATAAGTCGCAAACCATTTGA